GTTGCTCTCCTCTAGCGTAAAGTCTTAACTTGTGGAAATTATTTACATTACCTCCCCACTTGGAAGATACTCCATTAAACCACTCGTGTTTTATCGCTTTCGCAACTTGTAAGCCATATTTATGGCTAAGTTTTTCTAGGTCACTTACCGCTTGAGACGGAAAATTCATAACAGACTCTGTCATATGTTTTGTTTTATTATTCGTGATGATATTCCTTTGTTACTATATTTTGATATGTGTAGGTTTAGCGGGGTTTGTTCTCTGTTTGGATTAGGTTTATATAAGTGTTTATTGCAAGCCATGATTGCTAAACCAGTACTTATAGAAGCATCATGCTTTGTTCTTTTATTTATATCGAATTTAGACCAATCATTTAAAGCTGCGTTGAAATACATAGTACCATATGTGCCGTCACTTAACAATCCAACGTGATCGTTGATATACATTTCAATCGCCGCAGCGTGAGCTTGTTTAATGTCCTCACTTGAGTTTGGTATTCCTCCAACTTCTTTTTCTGCTACAGATAGTTTATTCCAAACTTTATCTGGTCTATTCATACTAAACCCTCTATATCCTCTTCTTCTAAGATAATATAAAAGTCTAGGTTTATTATTCTCTGCTAATATTGGCATACCGTAAAAAACTATAGCCATTAAAACATCTTCAAAAAATATTTCAGCAGTTTGAGGTCTAGCTATATATTCTAAAAAGAATGTGCTTGGTGGTGCGTTTTCCATTGAAAACTTAGTTAAACCGTGTAAAGCACCTTTCGATCCTCTAGCATCCACCGTCCCTGATATATCATAAGAGTCACAACCAAAAGCACCGATATGCTCATTTCCTGGATACTTAACCCCGTTTTTTATTATAACTCTATTTTGAAGTTTTACTTCTGGTACCCAACTTACCTTAAATCTACCATTTGGATCTGGATTAAAAACAACTTGAGTATCTTTAACACCTTGGGTCCACTGGAAATTACCCGATGTTAATACCGATGAGTTTCTATTTCCTTCATTATAATCTATCTGCTCGTATATTTTTACCAAGTTAAATAAACTATTTCCTGTCTCATCTCTAAATGCGTGTTCCTCTGTTCTTGGAAACTGACGGTAGAATTCATTTAAAGCGTCTTGGTCATCTTTTAACCCTTCAGCTTCATTATCCCAATGATCTATAACTCCATAATCTATTTCTACCCCGTGTGGATCAAATGTTTCTTCTTTAGGAGTGTTGAATACTGGTTGTCCATACTCGTCAATAAATCCCTCATAGTTCCACTCCATAGGAATAAACAAAGAGTATAATCCAGACTTAGTTTGCCCGTTACGATTTCTTTTTGTAACATCTGAATTGTAATATAGATTTTTAAAATTCTCCCCTCCCTTGTCTAACGCATTGCTTGTTGAACCCATCATACACTTACCTATAATCCTACTACCTAGTCGTAAACAAGTTTTTGTAACTCTCCAGTTATTTTTTATATTATCAGGTTTCTCCCATTTACCACTTTCATCATGCACTAATAAAGATAGTTTTTCACCGTCATAACTATTGTCACCTGTATTTTTCCAGTCAATAGTTGTATCTAACCCCTCCATATCATCTTGCTCCTCTCGTTCCCTCATTTTTCTACGAGTGAACTTCTTTGCTGGCACTCTATAAGCTAGTTCAGATTTTGGACGATCCATACCGTCTTGTATCGGTTTAAAGAAGAATGGATAATTAATACTAATAGGTACTACTTTATCGGTAAACATCTTCTTAGCATCAGCTCCAGTTTTAGATAATATCCCATATCTACTATCACTTGATATAGTGGCCAAATTAACAGTTTCAGCTGAACTCATAAATGAAAAACCAGAACGTCTATTTTTTAAATAACACATCCCATAACTTCTTTTATCAGCTTTACAAGCTTCCCAAAATATAAAGAACAATCTATTTGCTTCTCTAAAATCTGGAGCACCAACATCAATTTTACTCCACTGTAGGTACATATAATGCGTACCAGTTATATACGTTGGTTTACCGTTATTCATAAACCAAAAACCTTCTTCTCTTCTTTTAAACTCTTGATCGATATATCCATAATGCTTTTCCTTAAAGTCATCTGGATAATCCTGCCAATCAAATACTGTTTTTATTCTTTTAAAATCAGGATTAGATGGAAATTGTTTCCATTTCTGTTCTGATTTATTTTTACTACAAGAGTAAACTTCTTTAGGTTGTTTAGGTAAAGCTATTTGAAAACCTTGTATTTCAAGTATTTCACCAATCTGCCCGCTTTTACTAATAACAACAATATCATTTTCCTTATTATAACCATAGTCCCATTTTTTAGATTTATTTAATCTACTTATGGTGTTTTGTTTAATTGGTTCTACAACCTTATATAACGTTTGCTCGTACATTACTTAGATCTTCCTTCAGCAAATCCTTTGAAAGTTTGTTTTTTCTCTTCTTCTATAGGTTTCCCTTCTAACATCGCTTCTTCCTCTTGGATTCTATTTAATATTTCAAACGCATCGAATATAGCTAGCTTCTTTGTAGCTGCAGCGTTCTTTAATCTATCTGCTGATATATCTTCGTCTGAATCAACTATTTCTTCTCTAGCAACTTTAATTAGCTCTTCAACCGCTTTGTGTCCAGCTTGGATTATACTCTTCTTGGTTTTCTTTACGTCCATATTTAATATTAATATATTTATTCATAATCCTATAAAGTCTTTCATTATCTACAACAAATTCAAACTCATCGTTAGGAGAAAAACCTACAACTTCATCTTTATTAAAAGTGCCATCACTATATTTAATAACACCAACTAATGGTTTCTCTGATTCACTACTTAATTTGTCATCTGACTTTATTGGTTTTACAAAGCTAAAACCAGGTGTTGCTATCCAATCTTTTCTTTTATATAAGTATATTTGATCTCCAGATGCAATATATTTGTCTTCTTTCCAGTAAGATCTACTATTCTTTTCCCTACCCTTAACATCATGCCATCTTCTAAATATATTATGATGAACTATTACTTCATCACCTACTTTTAAAGGTGATTGAAATAATAGCGGAGTAGCGATTACTTTTGCTAATCTATTTATATACTGATGATTAAACACCTCGGTATTAACTATTAATTCTCGTTCTCCAACCTGTACACTGTTATTATAGCGACTACCCACAGGAGAAATAATATAATCTTTGTAAGCATTCATTAATATTCCAAGTTGTATTCAACTGATATAGCCATGTTTTTATTAAAATCTTTCCATGGTATAACCACATCTTTTTTCTTTATATAAATGCTATACTTATCGTTATCTTCCACTATATCGCTTATAGTGTGACCACCATAAACCTCTTGATTAACAGAATAATGCATCGCATCATTTTTGTAGTCTTTACCAATAGTGATTTTTCTAATTACATTACTTTTCATCTTCTGGCCAATTAATTTTACCGGTCATTAAATTAACATCATAAGTACCGTATTCTTTGACCAAAGCATTTTGAAATTCAGCAATTTTATCATTAGCAATAGCTAAATCGTGTAAAGCTGTATGCTTTTGTGCTTCTATTTTACCTATATTAAATTGTAATTGATTAACCGTGTTTACTATTGATTGAAGATCTTTTAAGTGGTCATCTGAAATTTTATCCACTTTAGCCTTCAATTCCACTGTTTTACTTTTTCCCATTTTATTAAATTAAATTATTATTATTTTTGCTGTGCCTCATTCTTCTTTGACGATCCGCCGAAAAAGAAATCAACAACTGTATTAACTTTAGCGCTCATAGCACCAAATATTGTAGAGATAAAACTTATCTCAAACTCTCCTAATTCTAGATCACCCATCACGAAGTATCTAAACATCATGAAGCTTAATCCAAAGTACGCGAGAGTAAATAGCGATGCAAGTATCTTTTGAATAAGCGCATCGTCTTTATACATATCACGTGCGCTCTTTCTGTCCTCGACTTCTTTAGCGAACGCTTCTCTTTCAGCTTCGAGTAATAAACTTTTGAGAGCAAGTTTTGCTTCATCTCTCTCTTTGTCTGTTGTAATAACTTTGTCAAGTATTCCTTCTGCATTATCTACTACTTTGCTGAATAAACCACCTATTATATTTCCTATCATCTTTCATTATCTTTTATCATATCATCGATAGACTTATTCATTACCTTATCGGTGTATGACTTGTTATTAAAAAACACACTCTTTTCTGATGTAGGTATATCTTCTTCCCCTAAAAGTATTCGATATATTCTACTTATTAAGTGTGAGCACTTAAAGGAGGTTTTGAATACAGAGTATTTGATGGTTGTCCTATTTCTGTGTCTCCATGTTTCTATCCAACCATTCCTCCTTAATTTCTCCCAACGGTTCTTATCCCAACTCATGGTGTAAGTTCCGTCGATAAATTCATTTCTTGTAAAACGTCCCTTGCAATCTAAATAAATTAGTAATTCAAGATCCGCGTCTGTTAACCCGTAAGTTTTACAGGCCCATTTTCTAACGAGCCTGTAATACTTAAGGATTTGTAAATCACGTAAATCGTGACTACTCAGTTTCATTATTATGCGCCTGCATTAACATCAAGAGTTATTCCTCCGCAAGAAGTTGCGTTACCTAAGAATACCTTATTAATATTATCCGCAACAGTAATAACTCTACCTTTTTTGCTAACACTAGCAGCAGCAACAGCATCTCCAATTTGTTTAGCTAATTCACCTGATTTGGCATCAGCACAGTTAACGTCTACCTTTTGAAAAGCCATATTCGCAATACCAATACCTTCAAAGTAACAAGTTACCTTGTCATCAGCAGCATCAACAAACATCAACTTGCTAGCAGGAAACAACGCTGAATTTTCTGCGCCGTCCATGAAAAATAGATAAGTTTCCATATTGTTTATAATTTTAAGATTAATAATTCAGTTCGTTTTAGATTTTTTGTTTTCTGTTTATGGTTTATAGTTTATGTATAATCTACAATAATAGATATTACACGTTTTTTAAGAATAGTAACTATTCCACCATCACTATATCCCTCATGCGTATAACCCTATACATTTCATCGTTATATGAAATATCATGCCCAGCTAATCTATCGTAGTATATTGTATCATCTATTTTAATCATAGGCACATCATTTCCTACAGATATAACATTAGCTTTTTTATATCTATTTGATTCGTCAGTATCATCTGTTAGTATTAAACCACCTACTTTCTTAGGTCCTTCTTTAGGTTTATCTACTATTACATATTCATTAATTGCTTGCATTTTCTACTCTTACATTTGATATTACACAATCTGCTGACATAATAGTTAAAGCTACACTTACAGCATTTTTAAGTGCAGATTTGGTTACTAACACTGGATCAATTATACCAGACTCAATCATATTAACCTCCTGACTAGTTACTACATCTACACCCAACCCTTTAACTGGTCTTGGTCCAACTTGCTCTAACCCAGCATTATCAAGTATTGTTTTAAATGGTGAAGATAAAGCATCAAGTAAAACTTTACCACCTTTATTAGTTTGTAGTTCTTGACTAGCATTTAACAGGGCAACACCACCTCCAGGAACAATACCTTCTTTTAAAGCAGCTTTAGTTGCGTATATAGCATCTTCAACTCTATCTTTCTTTTCTTTTAACTCTACCTTAGAGTTAGCACCAACATTTATAACAGCAACACTACCAGATAACATAGCCAATCTATCCTCTAGCTTTTCTTTAATAAATTGATTCTTTTCTTTAGATAGTAGTTTGTTGACATCATCAATTCTATTCTCTATATCATCGTTCATACCAGACAGTGTAAGCACAGTATTCTTACTATCAGTTACAGCAAAATCAGCTTCACCTAAATGTTCTGGCTTCATAAGATCTAAATCATCACCAAGTTCTTCGTTTAAGACAGTTGCTCCAGTTAAAACCGCTATATCTTCAATAGCGTCTCTTCTTGTTGGTCCAAATCCAGGTGTATTAATAATATTTATTTTAATATTACCCTTTACCTTATTCATTAGTAATGCCGCTTTAACTTGTTGAGCAACAGGTGCTATTATCAATAGTGATCTATTACTTTTAATAACATGCTCTAGTATGCTTTGAATCTTTCTAATGTTAGGTATTTCAGATTCTACAGTTAATACTAGTGGATTATCTAATTCACAAACTTGCTTGTCTTGATTAGTAATAAAGTGAGGAGATGTCAAACCGCAATCAAATTGAACTCCGTCAACTATTTCTACGTGTGTATCTTCTGTTTCACTTTCTTCCATCAGCACTATACCATTCTTACCAACCTTCTCATAAGCCTCTGATATTATTGCTCCTAACTCATTGTCGTTATTACATGATATAGCACTCACGGATTTTAACATGTCTCCCTCTACTTCAACTGATATACCGTTTAAGTAGCTAATGACACTATCTAGTGTTTCGTTTACTCCATCTTTAATTTCTCT